AACAGGTATCAAGAAGACACGCGAACCATTTATGGGCGTATAGCTCTGTACCCAAGGATACCCACGGTCAGAAAGTTGTGTCTCTCCATCAAAAAGTACCCTAGGCATTCCGCTGGTGTAATTAGGGTCAATGCTACCAAGCCTCACAGGACGATCCGATGAGGACTTAGCTCCGCTGGTAGGTGAATTGGCGTATCCGGTGACGGCTTCTAGGAAATCTCTGGCGTCGATATTCATTATACCGATACCACCTTTCTGACACGATGTGTCATCGTTGCGCCGTTAGATAGGGTCATCTTCCAGCTTTGTTCTGCATATTTGCTGGCTATTTCCAGTCCATCAATCGTAAGATCATAGACATCCATGTTCTGATGGATCGGCATAATTGCAGTGTTGAATTCAATAACCTCGTAAACCTGTGAGGCCTCAAAGGCAAGACGCTCAGCCTGTGCATCAAGGGTAGCCTGATCCGGAGCATTCTGTTCAGTACGGAAATCAACAATGGTACGTCCTCGTGCGACCGTTGAGGTCGGTGAGAGAGGGTCATCATTTACGTAGGTACCAACAATAGCTGGACGGTCAGGTTCCGATACGACAACAACCCATTTATTGGGGACAGCGAACAGGTCCATGGTCTGACCCACATCACCACTGATCACACTCTCACTGTCCGTAGCATACCCGAATTGAGAAGTACGGTTCTGAGGAGTAATGTAGGGTCTACCTACAAACAATCCATCCTCGTCGTAGGATGCCGATTCGTAGTTGATGGACCCCAGAAGATCGTTGATGATCGTAAGTTTTGGGGTTCCCGGCTCCCACTCCATCACGGACGGAAGAGTTGAGGTTGACCTGACAATCGACTTCTGAAGGGCAGTATACCCCTGAACCTTGATTTTGGAAAAGGTAGTTGTCGCACCGCTGAGGTTAGCAGCCTGAACCATTAGAACTCTTCCAAGTGCGAGAATATCATAGTCGAGTTTAACCACTCGCTGCTGTGTCCACGTCACTGAATCCGGAGAGGTCTCGAAGTAGACGTAGCCCTTGCTCTCCCTGATTCTCCAATACGCATGCGTTGTAGGATTGTATGTTATAGATATCACGGAGTACCCATCAAAAAACCTTAGAAGGCCTGTCTCTTCCAGATACATGCCATAGGTTTTCGTAACCCCATCCGGGAATGCTTCGAGCTTTATATAGGTCTGGTAGTCTGTAGCCCCCGTAGGGCCGACAACCTTTGCCTGAACAGATAGATCAGTGAATGAGAATACCTGACCGGATACAATACCCCATACGAAATTATCTCCCGTGGACACAACATTGAAACTGTCGTCCGTGAGGACATTGACAGTGTTACTTGTGTTCTCATTCTGGTAGAGAAGTCCACGCTTGTCATTAAGACTAAAAGTCTCATAGGGCAGTGTTGTCTGGAGAACCTTCTCAATTGCATCAGTATAGGTAGTCCCCTGATCAACTGAGTAACGATAGTCAAACGAGTCCTCCTTCAACACAACAAGTTGGTCATAGCCATCTACGGCACGGACCACTTGGTTACCATTGACCATCTTTCGAGAAGGGGAAGATAGAACGAATACACCCTGAGGCCACTCCACATACCCGGAACGGTCAGGTGTGGAAGTAAGCGCCTTGGAGTACAGTGCAGATACCTGTTGAGTAGTCAAGGCACGGTTGTATGTAGACATGTCATCAAACTTGATTGCAGAGTCTGAGTATGCTGACGTGGATACGTAATCCAAAGTGTCGTCAAAGAGCGGAGCAAAGGCTTCCACATTGGTGCTTCCACCGGCGAGTACGTTAGGGAAGAGAACCTCCTCAACGGAGTCAATGTAGAGCCGAAAACCCTTTACAGGATCGAGAGTCAGTGTGGTCATGTGACCTGTCCCGGCTGTGTACTTTAGCGACTCAAGGGGGACAGCAGAAGAATCAAAGTTAGGGAGCACATTGGTATCGTAGGAGTTCACATACAGGCGAATAGTAGTAAGGTTGGACGCTTCAGTTGTCCGTACTAGCTCTGCCCAGCCCTGCTCAAACCCCCACTGAACCCCTACACTGGTGTATTGGTTAGCAGTAGTCGTGTGGTCCCAGAAGTTTACAGAGAACCCACCTTCGTTCTTAAGTCCCAATGGAAGAAGGTCACTGGCTCCCCAACTGGGCGAGCTATACAATGGTGTAGACAGAGAGGTTCCGCCATCGGCAATAATTGCAGAAGCCTTCATGGTAATGTAATCATTACCGGTACCGTAAACTCCATGCCCTGAGGAGTCCTCAAGTCGGGCAGGGCGATAGGTCTCAACGTAGTTACCAGTGCTGAGCGTGGATGAGGTAGTAGTCATTCGCACCCAGTAGTATCCGATCTTAGGGAACGGGATACGGTGTACCCACGCGTAGATACCCGTTACTTCACGGGAGGTTACAAGAGTAAGGCTATCAGTAGTGGATGTAGAGTAGTAGATCTCAAAGGACATCTGTCCAGTGCCCTTCTTCATGTTGAGGATCAGGGCATCGGAGTTGACAACGTTGTAGCTCATCCAGAATTCCGACCTGACAGATCCGGAACCCGTCTGTAGGCTGAAGACAGGACGCGTCTTTGCACCGGCTGTGTTGGGTGCCACATACGCAGTACCTCGCGTATTGTAGTTCACAGCATCTGCAACAGTTACAGGTGCAGTATTGGCGACCGTCTTAATTGGGTCGTCCATTTTCCACCAGTACATAGGGTCTAGAGTCTTAACGTAGTCACTGTACGTTTCGTCAGCAGGCATGGCAAGGCGTACATAAGGCTTAATGCGATCCTGAAGGTAGTTGATGCTACCAGTGTCCAGAATATCGAATTTAGCAGTACGCTTGATATCTGCCAGACCGTTGTTTTCAATAGAGCACGACTGGATGTAGTCAATGTCCTCTACGTAATTGTTGTAGCGGTCTAGGCGTTCGTAGCGGTAAGACAACTGACGGGTACCTGAGATACCCGCCAGTGCTGCCTTGACCTCACCGGGTGAGTACTCACCTTTGATGTCAAATGGCTTCATGGGTTAAACTACTTCCTCTGTGTAATCGACAGTCACAAAACTAAACGTAACTGCGGTTCCCTCTCGACGGTCTTCAAAGCCGATTGATGTAATTATACCATATGTCAATCGACCCCTGTTGTCGCGATAGCAGAGGGTACGTCGGTTTCTTACTGCGGAACGGAACCAGTCCGCCTGATCCTGCTCATCAGGACCAGACGGAATAAGTATCTTAATAGACAGGTTCTGGGACTCAAAACCACCCATATCATATACAGGAAGAGCACGTCCAATGAACCTAAGCTCAGCGGACGACACGGAGATGCCCTCAGTCCTACCCACATTCCCATAAGGATACTGTGTGATGGAAGTGTCCGCAGTGGATGGGTCATGGACCCAAACGCCTGTTAGGACCGGGGCGGTCGTTGTATATACAGTGCTAGATGCCTGTGCCATTTTAATATCCTCAGTTGGTTCTGCCGACTACATAATAGTCGTAGCTGGTGCCACTCTTTACGGAGTAATCCTTATAGGTGGCAGAGTTTGTTACAGTTGCGATCTTGATAAAGTCAGAATCCTTGGCGTTGATTCCACTCTTGCGTCGGTAAATATCGTTCTCGATAATCTGCGGACGGTCACCAGTCGGAGACGGGTTGATGACCACAAGTTCAATGTGGGACTCCCTCTGACTAATAGTTAGTGAAGGAATCATAGGCTCAGAGTAGTATGGAGTAATGAGTCGAGTCACAACAGGAGTTGTAACGCTGGCGGAGTTGATGACAGTTACCTCAACTCGGTACTCCTTCCCGGATTCAAGGCCTGTTATTACGTGGCCGTTGGCTCCGGAGACCTGCATGCCCGTATCAAGTAGGACAGTATTGTCGGCAGTTCTGATGAGCCTCACCTTACGCTGAGACTGTGTTGCTCCACCTGACTGTACGTAAGTCCATTGTACCGTGTACGATGACGTATCGATGCCAGCCGAATTGTCCAAAGACGGGCTGGTTATGGTCAGGGTTCCTGTCGCAGCCGTGGCAAATGTCCCGTAGCTGGACCATGTTCCGACAGCATCAACCACATCGTAGGTACGGACCCTCCAACGGTAACTTACACCATTCGCAATGGTGTTCGCTGGAAGGGTAAACGTGTTGCTCGGAGATGTGATCTTGCCTGTGTCGTGAACCACCACAGAGTCAGAAACACGGCTGATTTCAAGCTGATACGCTGTCTGGACATCCTTGACGTTCTGATCACCGAAGGTCCAGTCGAAGATAGCCGAAGACGTTGAGTCAAAGTTCTGGCGGGAAAGCAGAGCCGGTGCGCTAGGAGCGTAGTTACCTACAACTGTATATGACGACACAGTGGATAGTGTTCCAGCAGAGTTGTTAGCAGTCTCAATCAGGAGACGGCGCTCATCCGAGGTACGGCTGATTCGGATATCAGTGTTCAGGGAAGATGCTGGCCCAACGTTGGTCAGAGCAGAAGCAGTGGTTGTCCCGACGAAGGTCACCGGAGAAACGTCGAACCGGCTTATCGTACGAGAAGAGGATGAGTCAACATAGAACACTCGGAGAAGGTTGAATGCTTTATCGTAGTACGCTCCGAATTGAGTTCCAATTACTCCACCGTAAAACACGTCCTTCTGGATGGAGGTCTCTCCAAGAACCTGAGCTTGGTCATTATAGAATCGTACCACCAACTTGACACCTTCGCTATCAAATACGTGGGCGAAGACCGTAGGGGAGATGGCAACAAGCTGTGAGGCTCCAGTGGCTACGTAATCCCTGTTGTTCTCTTTAACTAGACCGAACCCTTGATACATGCCCATAATTTGGATGCCTCCAAGCACTGTGCTTGCTGCCTTGCCACGCTGGGTATATGTAGCAAACGAGTTAGGGCCAAGAACGACCACATCGGAGTGTACAGGAGCCGCAGTCTCCGTGATTGCAGCGAACCCAATGGCAGACATCTTGAAAAGTGCACCGCTGCCAGAAAGCAAAGCAACAGGGTCAAGAGTGAAGTCATGGGCGTATCCGGCACCGGATGTGTGGTACGGGAAGCTTGGACGGTTTCCACCAGAACCACGTACAGCTACACCATAGATACCGGGAAGGTCTGTACTGTCCTTACCAGCAACGTTATACACTACTGAGATGGATCGGACAGTCTGCTCGTTTCCGATGGGAAGACTCGCACTAAGAGGGGTCTTAGCAGTCCACGATGTGGACGTCACCTTCTCGTATGCCTGAGCAATGAGAGTTCCTGCTGTTCCCGACTTCACACCGATGATATAGAAATTTCCCGATGGGTCAGCAACAACCGACAGGGCACCGGTACCGTCGATGTTCTTAGTGAAATCAGCGTGAAGCGTTCCGATGGAAGTCCATGTGCTGGAAGTCAGAGTATTGTATCCGACTGTCAGCGTAGGGCTGGCAGTTCCGTTGGAGCGGACACTGATCGTGGTACCATCTGCCAGAGTTGTGCTGGCCTCTGTGACCCCATTAAGAGTATTCAGAGAGGTAGTGTATACAGTAAGATAGGGTTTGTTCACAGAGTTTGCAGAGGCAGTCCAGATTTCCTGCACACCAGATGTTCCGTACCCATCAGCAAATGTGTTGGAGACCGAGACAAACTTGGTTGCAGAAGTCTTGGAAATAGTGGTTAGGGTATCTCGACCCGTAACCCTCCACTGGTAGGGTGTGGACGAAAACAGGTAGTCGAAGTTGGCAACAACGGGTCGGGTGCTAACTAGCGTAGGGGTCTGCCACTGAGCAGTTGTCAGAGGGGCAGTCCAGTTAAACTCACGGAACTGCTGACCCCACTGAACCGATTGGTTGGAGCCAAAGCCAACATAGGCGGTAAGAGTGACATCAATGATCTCTTCTGCATCAGCGATTACGGATGTGTCGAAAGAGTAGAACGACTGATGGATATGGTAATTTCCGCTACCATCAATGTTCATACCGGTACGAAGGTACTCACCTGTTGTATCAACGGAAAGGTTCGATCCTGACTGAGCCGTAGCAAAGTTAGCATTGTATGACGTGATGGTGCCGTCATTGACATCCGAAAAGATTATATATGTAGTCATTACTTGGAAGCTCCATCAATTACTAGGGCTACGGCAGCGATTGGGTCGTCAACAAGCTCACCTTCCGAGTTGACCACTTCGGTTGGTAGGTTGACGATAACAAAGTCAGGAGGTAGGGTGTGATCTGTGGAGATCCAGATGGAGACCTTATTATTCAAGGCCTCCACCTTAGATACACTGACATAACGGACTGTTCCGGGAACACGTAGATCTCCAAGGCCTGTTGTGGCCTTCAAAGCTTCCCACTTATCCTTGAAGGATTGGGCGTTAGCTGCACCGTCAAACGGTTTCCTTGACGGTTCAGGCTTCTCAGGAGTTGATCTGGTCTCAGTTGGTTGTGCCATTATGCTACTCTCGCGTTCTGCATCCCTCGTCCGGTGCGGGAGGTCTGCTGGATGTTATTGAAGAATTCGGTCATGCTGTTGAATTCCTGTACAGACTTGGCGTCGATTGTGACGTTTATGTTCTGTACAATTGTACCACGAGATTCAGAGCCAGCGGACACGTTTCGGTTGATTCCACGACCAACCTCCTGAGGGATTGTACTCTGAGTGCCGACCATTACGTTCGCAGACATATCCCCGATGCCTGTAGATACCGACCGAGCAACCCCAGAAAGAGTCTTGTTCAGGTCAGGGATGCCGCGCTTGATACCGGATTCAAGGCCCTTCATGATCCAACCACCGTTTGGGATAAGGAGCGCAAGGTCATAAGCTTTCGGACCCTTGTTCTTAGCGATCCAGTCACCGATACCACCGACAAAGTTCTTGACATCCTCGAAGCCCTTTTTCAAACCATCAAGGAATCCTTGAATGATCTGCCCACCAGCGTTGGTAAGCGTGCTTCCAAGGTCACCGATACCTTTTTTGATCTTGTCAGGAAGATCCTTGACGAAGTTCACGGCCTTGTCGATACCATCGGATACTGCCTTGGTTAGGTTTTCCCAAGCAGTCTTGACGAATTCTACCGCACCGTTAAATCCGTCACGGATAAAATTCTTAACGTTCTCAACACCTTCGGATACGAATCTCTTTGCATTCTCAATACCGTCGGAAACAGTTTTAGTGATGTTGTTCCAGACTCCAGTCAGGAATGTGACGATCCCGTTGAAAATGGTTGAGAATACTGTGCTCATTGCGTTAAGAGCAACATCGATTACGGAACCAACAATCTTGACTGCGCCCTCAATGAGCGATACTATGGTCTCCCAGACTCCAGACACAATATTCTGGATTCCCTGCCAAACCATATCCCAGTTTCCGGTAAGAAGTCCGGTGGCAACCTCAATGATACCCTGCACAATTGTCATAGCATTGGAGATGACATCAGCAATCACCGTAAAAACGGTCTGCACAATTGGCATCAGCATCTGGATTGTAGGGATCAGGAAGGAAACAAGCTGGGTGATCAGCGGAGCCACCGCCACGACGATCTGGGAAATAATCGGGGCAATCTGGGAAAAGATTCCGGCGAGTACAGTAAGCAGCGGAGAGAGCGCAGTGACGATCTGGATAAGCGCCCCACCAAGGATAGGGATAAGCGGTTGAACGGCAGCAAGTACCGTCTGAAGTACAGGAGCCAACGCAGCGATTACCGCTCCGAGAACAGGACCAAGTTGTGCTGCAAGCTGTCCAGCCACCGTAGCCACGGTCCCCAGAAGGCTACCGAGAGTCGGAAGGTGAGGCAGGATGGCCTGAACACCAGTCTGGATTCCTTCGAAGAACGCCGTAAGGCCTTCTGAAAAGGCAGGCTGCGAAAGGGCGGATGCGAGGCTCCCTAGGATCTCCCCTGCAAGCTGACCGGCAATAGTAACGACGTTGGAAATCGTGGGCGCAAGCTTCACGAACATGTCCCCGATAGGTCCAAGAGCCGCAGAGAGTCCTGACATACCGGCAGCAGCACCAGAGAAAATGGTTGATAGTGCACCTTGAAAGGCTGGACCGTTTACGACGGCAGCGACTTTGCCCAGACCATCAGCGAGAATCTGTATCGGAGCGCCACCAGCAGAGGAGGCAGCAGTGTATAGGCCGTAGAAGATGGAGGCAACACTACCGATAACGTCACCAAGTGACTTAAGTGCACCGATTCCGGTATCAATCCAGCCACGAAGCCTTCCGTCTGCTGCGGCCCCCTGAATGAAGGTGTTGAACTTCTCGGAGAGAGTGACGAACCAGCCAGCCAGCGGAGCAAGGTAGTCTGAACCCACCGCTCCAAGGGTCGTGAACGCGGCTACAAGGGGCCTTACAGCACCCGTCGCAATGTCGATGGCCTGTCCAAGGTTGGCGAGCATTTCGCTCAGTGCAGAGTCACCTAGCTCCGATGTCATGGCATCAGCGGCCACAGCAAACATGTTGCCGAGCTTGGATGCTACAGACCCGAGTCCACTGGTAAGCTGAGGAAGGAGAGAGTTGGTCATGTCGCGGATAGGTTGCGCGGCTTGATTCCAGAAGTTGGATGAGATAGAGTCTTGAAGACCAGAGAAGGCAGGACCGAGATCAGCGAGAACAGTCGGAGCATCCTTGAGCGCGGCAATAAGGACACCGGCACCCACAGCAAATCCAGCCAACATACCCGGAAGGGCGAGACCGGCTCCAGCGATGGAGGCAAGACCACCAGCAAGGGATAGGGTTCCA